TGGAAAGAAGACCATACCGAAGAACGCGAGTTACCACCTATCGTTGTAAACGTGCATGAACCTAACCAAACCTCAAAGTAGTATCTACACAGATGCGAACAGGTTTCGTGTTGTTGTAGCAGGTAGACGGTTCGGCAAGACGTTTCTATCTACGGTAGAACTGCTGACCAATGCGCTTAAAGGCAAAGGCAGACATTGTTGGTACGTTGCGCCTACCTACAAGGCGGCAAAGGAAATCGCATGGGATATGTTATTGGCTACATTGCCAAAGGAATATATCCAGAAGACAAACGAATCTAGTCTTACGGTTACCTTGTGGAATGGCTCGATCATTTCACTTAAAGGCGCAGAAAAGCCAGATAATCTACGAGGTAGATCACTGGACTTTGTAGTCCTAGATGAATTTGCAGATATGAGGCCAGAGGCTTGGTATGAAGTTCTTAGACCATCACTATCAGATCGACAAGGCAATGCGCTGTTTATCGGAACACCAAAAGGCCGTAATCACTTCTATGATCTCTGGACAAAAGGTTCTGACGGAGCAGATGATTGGAACAGCTTTCAGTACACAACGATTGATGGCGGACACGTTACGGCAGATGAAATTGATGCCGCCAAGCGTGATCTCGATGAACGAACATTTAACCAAGAATATAATGCGCAGTTTGTTAATTACGCAGGAATCATCTACTACAACTTTGACAGATCAGAAACAGTCCAGCGATGCCAAGACGATGATTCATTACTTCATGTGGGCATGGACTTCAACCTTGACCCAATGTCTGCGGTACTGGCAATCCGCGATGGATCGACTCTTAAAGTAATTGACGAGATCGTAATCTACGGAAGTAACACGGATGAGATGGTAGATGAAATCAAAGCCCGCTATCCGAACAGGCAGATTTGCGTTTATCCCGATCCTGCCTCAAGACAACGCAAAACATCAGCAGGTGGACGAACAGACTTGTCAATCCTGCAAAATGCAGGTTTCGCAGTTAAGGTCAGAGACAAGCACTCAGCTATCAGAGACAGAATCAACTCAGTCAACGCAAGACTTAAATCTGCGGACGGTGAAAGACACTTAATTATTGATCCGCGCTGCAAGCAAGTCATTAAGTCACTTGAACGTCAGACATACAAAGAAGGTACTAGCCAACCAGATAAAGACTCAGGCTTTGACCACATGAATGACGCTTTGGGCTATTTAATTGATTTCTTATACCCAATCAAGAGACAATATGACATACCTCAACCTACTAGGTGGACTTAACGGTGTCTCAGGAAATTACTTATACGCATCCCGACTACAACGATTATGTAGACCAGTGGGAATTTCACTTGCGCTCTTACCTTGGTGGCGAGCATTACAAAGACGGACAATATCTTGTCCAATACATCCAAGAAGACAAAAACGATTACGCAAGACGGTTAGACCTGACTCCTATTGATAACCACTGCGCTAACGTCATTCACATCTATTCGTCTTTCTTATGGCGTAATCCGCCAGTTCGCACATGGAACTCACTGGACAGTAATCCAATTCTGATTCCGATGATGCGTGATGTTGACCTTGAAGGCCGTTCGCTCGATACCTTTATGAAGGATGCACAGATTTGGTCTGCTGTTTATGGTCACTGTTGGATCGTTGTAGATAAGCCAAAGAGCAATGCAGGTACACGCGCTGAAGAACTCGCACAGGATATTCGTCCGTACTTAAATCTGTACACACCTGAAAACGTATTCGACTGGCGTTGGGAACGTACTGAGTCAGGTAGACAGAAACTTGTTTACCTAAAGCTCCGTGAAGAAGTAATCCGTGAAAACTCTACTGAGTCAGTCACGCACTTCCGTGTATGGACAGAAGAAACAGTCGAACTCTATGAAGTCAGCAATGACACAGAACGTCTATTGGAGACAATGGATAACCCAATCGGGATGATTCCTGCTGTTTATCTTCCTGCGGCTCGCACACCAACGAAAGGTATTGGTAAGTCAGACATTGCTGATATTGCGATCATGCAGAAGGCAATCTACCAAGAACTGTCAGAGATTGAGCAGTTGATCCGTATCTCTAACCATCCTACGTTGGTTAAAACTTACGACACTGACGCATCAGCAGGTGCAGGTGGTATTGTCCATATGCCTGACGAACTCGATGCGAACCTCAAGCCATATCAGTTACAACCATCTGGCGCGAACCTTCAGGCAGTCATGGAGTCCATCCAGAAGAAGACTGAAATGATTAACCGTATGGCACACCTTGGTGCTGTCCGTGGCACTGACGCTGTGAAGGCATCAGGCATTGCGCTTCAGACTGAGTTCCAGTTATTGAATGCTCGCTTGGCAGAGAAGGCTGATCTACTTGAATTGGCAGAAGAGCATATCTGGTTCTTTGTCTGTATATGGTCAGGTGTCACTCCAGACGTAGAGGTTAGTTATCCTGATTCATTCGACATCCGCGATTATCCGAACGAACTTCAGTTCTTGCAGATGGCTCGCGCTTCTGGTGTTCAGTCACCTACGTTTATGCGTGAAGTCGATAAGCAAATCGTTGATCTAGTGCTGGATGACGAGCTACTGCATCAGGCACATGAAGAAATTGATGTTGCTCGCACACTAGGAGACTTCAGTCCAACTGAAGGACAGTGATGGCTGCTGATCTCGATCATGCCCGAATTGTTGATGCGTTAGGTAACTCGCATGAAAGAAGGATGCTCGACGTTCTGCAAACCTTGGAAAACAGGATTGCAGGGTATATGGTCAGTGCGCCAACACAAGAAGGCAAGTTGTTCGATCTGGCTTGGGCGGTACAGGCCAGAGCAGACATCCAGCAAATCATGCGGGAAACCTACCTCACGCAAGCAGACATCAATGTCAGGGAATACCAACAAGTTGTCGAATCGCTTGGAGAAATGTTTGAGCAATACGAATCGTTTGTGGGTGTCTCGCCAGAGGTTATTAGCCAACTCCAAAGAATATCGTTCCAAGGGTTTCAGGACATCGCTGTCACCTTTTCGGACGAACTCGCTAATGAGGTTTACCAAAACACGCTTACTGGTAGACCGATTGATGAATCCATCAAGAACATCAGACAGAAGGTCAATGGTGTATACATTCAGTCGGATCAGGCTGAAGTCCAGAGATTGGTCAATATCGCCAACTCTGACTCACCAGAGGCCGAAGAAGCAGTGCGTCAACTTCATCAGATTTATGCAGCGGATCGCACAGGCCGTAATATGCGAAGGTACGCCACGCAAATGGTACATGATTCGCTAATGCAGTTTGATGCTTCACTAACCGTAGCCGCAGGTAAAGAAATCGGTGCGACTGAGTGGAAGTATTATGGATCAGTGATTCAAGATTCACGGCCTTGGTGCATTAAACACGCAGGGAAGAAATACACAGAAGACGCAATCCGCGAAATGTGGGCGAATAACGAATGGACTGGGAAAGCCGCAGGTGATCCGTTCATTGTCCGTGGCGGATATAACTGTCGCCATCACTGGCGGCCTGTATTTGATATCGAGGTCTAAGATGCCTAAGAAGCTAGAACGAGAACTCAAAAAGGTTTGCAAGCAACGTGGCTATAGTAAGAAGCGATGTGCGGCTTACGTCTACGGGACTTTGCGAAAGACGGGATGGAAACCATCCAAATAACTTAACCAACTCATTATGAGGTGCGTAACATGAGCGATGAAATCATGGCTGACGGAAACGAAATGGAATCAACTCCTGAAGTTGAAGTCACAGAGAGCGAAAAGACTTTTACTCAAGCCGACTTGGAAAAGATCGTTGAGCAACGATTGATGCGAGAGCGCAAGAAGTATGAGAAGAAGTTAGAAGGTGTTGATCTTGAAGAAGCCAGACGTTTGCTTGAAGAAAAGCAACAGGCTGAGATTGAACGCCAGAAAGAGAAAGGCGAGTTTGAGAAGGTCTTACAGCAGTTAGCTGAAAAGAAAGACCAAGAGATCAGCCAGTACAAAACACGCCTACAAGAGATTCAAGTTGATGGCGCACTAATCAATGCCGCATCACAAAACAATGCAGTGTCACCTGACCAAGTTGTTGCTCTGTTGAAGAACAAAACACGGCTTGCAGAAGACGGTTCTGTTGAGGTTTTGGATAATGACGGAACTGTGCGCTATAATGACAGCGGAAATCCGATGGGAGTTAATGAACTTGTGTCGGAATTCCTTACTGCGAATCCACATTTCGTGAAAGCGTCACCTAGTGGCACAGGATCGAAAGGTGCGGCAGGTGGCTCTACACAGAAGCCTTCATCTGTGGCTGATATGCTTGCTTCATGGGATAACGGTGGCAAAGAAGCGTATGCCGCAATGAAGGGCAAGCGATAAATCGTTTGTAAATTAAACTGTTGTAAGGAGATGCCAAATGGCCGCAACAACTACCTCAACTCTTGACGATCTGTTCGTCAATATCGTCGCTCAGGCGCGTTTCACTGCTGAAGAAGCGTCTTTGCTCCGCAACCTTGTCACTGTGTACAACATCGAAGCACAGGCAGGTACTACAATTCAGGTTCCTAAGTATCCTGCTGTTTCTGCGGCAGACCTTACTGAAGGTACTGATATGTCATCAACTACTGTGTCTACTTCTTCAGTGTCTATCGCTGTTGGTGAAGTTGGTGCGCAGGTATTCTTGACTGACATGGCTGCAATGGGTGCTGGAAACCCTGCTGACGAGCTAGGTACAGTACTTGGCAACTCTATCGCTACTAAGATGGACACAGACGTTATCGGCTTGTTCGATGGCTTCTCTAACTCTTTGGGTGCGACTACTACTGAGTTGACAGCAGCATACTTGTTCCAAGCAGCGGCTATTTTACGCGCTAACAAGGTAACTGGACGTTTGGTTGGTGTATTCCACCCATACCAGACTTATGCACTCAAGGCGAACTTGACCAACACATTCGCTAACCCTAACGGTGGCGACATCCAGAACGAAGCAATGCGTAATGGATACGTTGGAACAATCGCAGGTATCGACATCTACGAATCAGCTAACGTAACTGTTGATGGTTCTGGTGACGCGAAAGGTTGTGTATTTGCTCCTGAAGCAATGGCAATCGCTATGAAGCGTGACTTCAACATCGAGCCAGAGCGTGATGCTTCAAACCGTGGTTTCGAGCTAAACGCAACAGCTATCTACGGTGTAGGTGAGCTAGACGACTCTTACGGAGTTGAAATGTATTTTGACGCAGGTCTGTAAGTACTGACTGGATAGCCCCACTCCGGTGGGGTTTTCCTTCTAGGAGGTTTCATGGCAATTACCTATCGTGGAATGAAGTTCGCGGGCTACAACAAGCCTAAGCGCACACCTAAGCATCCCAAGAAAAGCCATGCAGTATTAGCTAAGTCAGGTGATAAAGTTCGCCTGATTCGATTCGGTCAGCAAGGTGTATCTGGTTCGCCATACCGCAAAGGTGAATCTGCGTCTGATCGCGCAAGACGACAATCTTTCAAAGCGCGTCACGCAAAGAACATCGCCAAAGGTAAAATGTCTGCGGCATATTGGGCAAATAAGGTGAAATGGTAATGGCTTTCTCTACTGATTCCGATCTGACTGCAATCGTTCCAGACATCCTTTCATTAGGCATCAGTGCATTCACTGACGAACACGCGAAAGCAGAAGAAGACATCAAGCGTGAAATTAGACGCAAGTGGTGGCCTCGCACTGGGTATAAAGGCGAGATGGATGAAACTCTGTTGACCGATAGTCAATGGACTCGCGCTAACGTATATCTTGTTTTATGGAAGTATGCGCTACCTCAGTTGACCAACTGGGTTGAAGGCGACAGATTCCGTGAAATGATCGACTTCTACCGTGATCTGCATTCTCAGGAAATGGAAGCAGTCTTCAATGATGGCGTTGAATACGACTACGATGAAGATGGCACAGTCCAGAACGATGAGAAAGATTTATTCGTTGCCGGACGCTTAGTCAGATGAAAATTAAGGTCAATGATGCGAGTCTTAGATTGGACTTGGATCGTAAGATTAAGTATTTACCTGCACAGATTGATCGCGCATTGGCTATTACCGCGCAGCAAGGCGTTAATATGATTCTGGATCGCACCAGAAAAGGAAAAGGCATTAATTTTCCATTCAAGCCATATTCTGACAAGTATGCTAAGTTCCGTTCACAAAAAGGAAGACAAGTATTTCCTGTTAATTTGAATTTTAGCGGAAGAATGCTTGGAGCTATGGCAACACAGCGTGTAAGACAAAGTTTCCAAAAGATTTATTTTGATAGAGCAGAAGAATCAAGAAAAGCATATTTCAATAACCAAATTAGACCTTTCTTTGGCTTTAATGATCGTGAGAAAGCATTTCTAGGAAAGTTTTTTAGGAGCAGGTTGTCATTATGAGTGTTCGTGAATCAGTCGCTTCAAACATAGTATCTACATTGCAGTCAGCTACTACGCCTGTCACACCTGCGTACGTTACACGCGAACCGTTCAACTTCAGCGAACTGTCGAATGCACAGTTTCCTGCGATCCTAGTGCAGACAACCAGAGAGACACGTTCAGACGCTACGATTGGCGATGATGCGATTACGCGAGAAGGCACAATTACCTACGAACTGATTGGGTATGTTAAATCCACTACGATTGATTCAGCGCGTAACCAGTTAATTGAAACCATTGAAGAAGCCTTGGACGCAGACAGAACGCGAGGCGGATATTCATTGGATACACAGATTGTCTCAATCGAGACAGATGAAGGTGCTATTGCCCCTATCGGTGGCGTTATCGTGACAGTAGAAGTCATGTATAATTTCACTAGAGGTAACACCTGATTAGAGCCTAACGGCTGACCTTAACCTTGCTAGGAGACAAAACATGGCAACACATAAAGGTTCTGAAGGAGTCGTCAAAGTCGGCTCTAACACTGTTGCAGAAGTACGCGATTGGTCACTTACGATCACTAGCGAAACAGTTGAAGACACAACAATGGGCGACTCTGCGCGTTCATACAAGCCTTCACTGACATCTGCTTCTGGATCGATCTCAGTCTACTGGGATGAAACAGATACAACTGGACAAGGCGCAATGACAGCAGGTTCTGAAGTCACATTGAACTTGTATCCAGAAGGTGCTGATAGCACTGACACATACTACACATTGTCAGCTATTATCACTGAAGAAGGCGTATCAGCATCATTTGACGGTATGATCGAGGCAACTTTCTCATTCCAAGCAAATGGTGCAGTTACTAAAGATACAGTAGCTTAATTAAGGTAAACACATGAATGTACTGGAGCGAGCTAAAGCGCATTTCGATGCACAAGGCGTTACACGATTAGAAGTACCTGAATGGCCTGACGAGAAAGGCAATCCGACTGTCATGTACAGTCAGCCTTTCACGTTAGCAGACAGAAAGAAATTGGTTAAGTTTGCACAAGAAGATGACCTAGAGTTCATTGTCCGTATGGTCATTATGAAATGTGAAAACGAAAGCGGTGATAAGGTCTTTGATCTGAGCGACAAGCCAACACTGATGACTAAGGTCGATCCTAACGTCATTTCACGGTTAGCTGCACAGATTGTTGCCGCGCCAACTACGGAGCAAATGTTGGGAAACTAACAAACGATTCTGAGTTGAAGGCTAAGTATGTCTTGGCCGAAACGCTACATAAGACTGTGGCGGAAGTAGAACAAATGACATACGAAGAATTTAATGGATGGATCGCGTATTTCGATATGAGGCGACAAGATGGCTGACCAAAGACTTGAATATGAACTGATTGCCACGGATAAAATGTCGCCTACGATCAAGAATGTTCGTGGTGAATTCGACAAGTTAGGCAGACAGGCACAAAGGACAACAACGCAAGCAAAAGGACTCAGTGGTTCTTTTGGCGGTCTTGGATCAAGCGCAGGACGCGCAGGTGTCCAGATTCAGCAGTTAGTTGGGCAGGTTCAAGGCGGAACTAATCCAATGTTTGCTTTGTCACAGCAAGCGGCTGACTTAGGTATCGTTCTTGGCGCGCCATTAGTCGGTACGATTGCCGCATTAGGTGCATCACTAGCAATGGTGTTGATACCGAACCTCAACGAAACGAGAAAGAGTTTCTCTGATCTATTCAAGGAACTGCAAGGTGTCTCAGATAACCTTATGCAGTTACCACCTGAAATCCGTGACGCTAAGTTCGCAATATTAGCCAAAGATGTTCGCGGTGCAGAAAAGAACGTATCTGAGTTAGAGCAAAAGTTATCTGCCGCCAAAACAGCTTTAGCAGAGGCAAACCTTGAAGCGCGTACAAACCCTTATGGTGGCGACTTTGCTGCACAGGTAGATACAGCGCAGAAAACAGTTGATGATTTAACAGACAGCCTATTTAACGCCAAAATTGAATTACTGATCGCCAAAGGTGCGCAACGCCAATTCAGTGATGCTGTGAAAGACGCAGTAACAGAGCAACGTCAACAGAGTCAGGCATTCAAGGAATCAGGAACGAACTTCAAACAGATTCTTCCTACGATTGTTGCAGTCAACGATTCTACTGAAGTCACTAGCCTAAAACTTAAAGATGTAAACGCAGAGTTATTAAGATTATCTGGGTTCGTCAAAGACAGTGACGCTGTATTAAGCGACTTTGAGAAGCGCACATTGCGTAGCTTTGAAAGTAGCTTGGTTGGTATGGCGATGGGTACAAAGTCTGTTAAAGATGCGTTCCGTGATATGGCAACTAGTATCATTGAAGACTTGATCCGTATTCAGATCAGAGCAGCGATAGTCGGGCCGCTATCTAACGCAATCCTATCTGCGAAAGGAACGACATACTCAACAGCCGCAGGATATACAACGACAGGAGGTGGACTTACTGCTTCACCATCTGCCGCACAACCTTCATTCGCAGGTGGCGGTTACACTGGCAGAGGTTCGCGTTCGGGCGGTGTAGATGGCAAGGGTGGATTCCCTGCAATCCTGCATCCAAATGAGACTGTGATCGATCATCATCAAGGTCAATCAATGGGTGGATCGCCAATCAACGTCACATTAAACATCTCAACAGGCGTAGCGCAGACTGTACGGACTGAAATACAATCAATGCTTCCACAGATCACTAACGCAACCAAAGCGGCTATCGTAGATGCGAAACAGCGTGGCGGTTCATTTGCTAGGGCGATGTCATAATGGCGATAACTTATCCTTTAGCGTTACCAACGCACACAGGCATCAAAGGCGTTAATCTGCGGGCAAATGATATTGTCGGTATGAACGTATCGCCTTTTTCTGCGGCACAGCAAGTGTACAAGTACACTGGACAGTTCTGGGAAGCTGATATCTCATTACCTGTAATGAAGCGTGAAGACGCTGAATATTGGGTTACATTTTTGATGAAGTTGAATGGTGTCTATGGAACATTTTTACTTGGCGATCCTGCCGCTTCAACACCTAGAGGCGTGGCCACTGGTAGCCCCGTTGTTAATGGCGCATCGCAGACAGGAAACGAACTGATTACTGACGGATGGACTGTTAGTACGACAGGCATCTTGAAAGCAGGTGATTACATTCAGTTGGGAAGCGGTTCTTCATCACGTTTATACAAAGTGTTGGATGATGTTGATTCAGACGCATCAGGAAACGCCACACTGACCATTTGGCCGAATCTAAGGTCATCACCAGATGACGATGACACAATCGTGACTACGAACTGTAAAGGCGTATTCAGACTGTCTTCTAACGTCACTGAAATGAATGTGAATGAAGCGTCACTGTATGGCGTGACATTTGGTGCTAAGGAAGCATTATGAGTCGTACCCTGCCTGAAGCATTGGCGACTGAGTTTAACGCAACTGAACTCAAACCTTTTCAGGCTGTCGAAATGGAATTCTCTGACGGTATTCTGCGATTCTGGACAGGATACGGTGACCTATCAGTCGATGGTAAGAGTTGGACAGGGATTGGTAGAGTTCTTGGCATCTCAGAGGCCACAGAAGCGGCTGATCTATCTGCTGAAGGTGTCACAGTCATGCTATCTGGATTAGACACATCTGTACTATCTGCCATTCTGAATGAGAATTATAAATTACGCCCATTAGTCATTTATGTCGGTGCGCTTGATGATGATAACGTACCTGTATCAAGTTTATATCAGACGTTCAGTGGCAGAATTGATACAATCAACATTCAGGAAGATGGCGAGAAGGTCACGATAGCTATCAACGCAGAAAGCCGACTTATCGACTTGAATAGGCCAAGAACACGCAAACTGACCGATGCTGAACAGCAATCTCGCTACCCTAATGACACATCGTTGGCACAAGTTGCTCTGCTAGCAGATCGACAACTGGATTGGGGTAGATAATGGGCTTCTGGAAAAGTTTTGTTGAAGTAGTCAAAGTAGCCGCAATCACTGCGGCTGTTGTCTATACAGGTGGTGCGGCACTAGCTTATATGGGTGTTGCAGGTGCTACGATGGCAACTGCTGCATCTATGGCTACCACAGCATTCGTAATGACTGCTATCAGTGGTGCAGTTGGTGCTGTACTAGCAGAAGACCCTGAAATGCCAGATGCAGGTTCTGCACTGTCTGGACAATTAGTCACTACACGGAAACCTGCTGAAAACGCCAGAATCATTTACGGTAAGACCCGTGTTGGTGGCAATATCGTTTTCATGGAGTTGCAGAACGGAAATAAGGATTTATATTTCGTAGCGACTTTAGCAGGACATCAGATCGCAGATGTATCTAAGATTTATGCTAACGACACAGTTATCAAGACTGACCCAGAATTTAATACGCAATACGATCTTGAATATAACGGCAAATCTGGATATCTCAGCGTAGAAGTTAGTAATGGCTCTGAATCAGGTACGACATTCAATCTTCTATCAGGTACAGCAGGTGCAGATAAGACGTTCAAGGGAATCGCTTGCATCGCTGTCAAAATGACATACAGCCAAGACGTATTCGCTCAAGGTATCCCGAACTTCACTTGTGAGGTTACAGGGCGGAACGCAACATCGAATGCTGCTACTGCAATCAAGGATTACTTGCTAGACACAACTTACGGGCTAGGTGCTGACGCTGATGAAATTGACACAGTGTCATTCGCAAGCGCAGAAACAGTCTGTGATGAAGATGTTGTATTAGCAGACGCATCAACTGAGAAACGCTACACAATCAATGGCGCGTTTGGTTCTGGCGAATCGCCACAAGGGATTCTTCAGAAGATGCTGACAGCTTGCTCTGGCAGTCTTGTATTCCAAGGTGGTAAGTGGAAGTTGATTGTTGGCGAATATCGTTCACCAACTATTGAGTTGACTGAAGATGAGATCGTAGGCGCGATTAACGTCAGTACTGCCGACTCACGCAGAGACACATTTAATGTAGTCAAAGGCGTGTATTCAGAGCCAACAAGTCTGTACCAGTCTCAATCATATGTCCCTGTGACTAATGAGATGTATGCAACTGAAGATGGCGAAACAATCTATCGCAATGTGGACTTCCAATTAGTCACATCAAATGCGACTTGTCAGCGACTCGCAAAGATTCAGCTAGAGAAGGCACGACAGCAGATCGTTGTAAACTTGTCATGCAATCTTAAAGCGTTCCAAGTGCAGGTAGGTGACACAGTACAACTCACTCTGGATCGTTACGGCTGGGATCAGAAAGAATTTGAAGTCTTAGCATGGACTGCTGAGATGGGTGCATTCAATCCAACAGTCAACCTCAGCCTCAGAGAAACTGCATCTGGTGTTTATGATTGGGCTGATGGTGAAGAAACTGTTGCTGATTTAGCGGAAAACACAACATTACCTAATCCATTCGATGTGCCTGAAGTCGGTGTTGCTGTATCTGACGAACTGACGATCATTGCGCAGAAGGTTGTGACTAAACTTGTGGTTAAAGTCACTGGCGACTCAGTATTCTTTGATCGCTATGAAGTACAGGCTAAATTAACCACTGATACTGAATGGCTCAACTTAGGTCAGGCATCAGGCAATCGCTTTGAATTACTCGATGCCGTTGATGGCGCGACATATGATATTCGTGCAAGACAAATCACAACTCTGGGCGTTCGGTCTGATTACCACACCGCACAGCATCAGGTAGTTGGTAAGACAGCACCTCCACAAGATGTCACTAACTTCACAGGGAACGTAGTTGCAGGTGTATTGAGTTTAACTTGGACTCCTGTTGGCGATCTCGATCTATCTCACTATCGCTTACGCTATTCATCGCTGACATCAGGTGCGACATATCAGAATGCTGTAACGCTAGTCGATCAGTTAGCGCGTCCTGCGAACTCTGTGATCGTTCCTGCGCGACAAGGCACATATTTCATTAAGGCAGTCGATAAGTTAGGCAATGCTTCACTGAATCCTGCAACGATCCAAGTCCTAACTAACGTAGCAGGTGTTGAGTCGCTCAATCTTGTTACTACGGTTTCAGAGCATCCTGACTTCAACGGCACTTACGATGATGTTGTAGAAATTGATGCTGACGATCATCTGATCCTGAATACATCGACTAACTTTGACGATGGCACTGGTAACTTTGACGATGCGACTGGCCTATTCGATGGCGGTGGCGGTTTCGTTGACAATGAAGGCTTCTACTACTTTGCTAACTCAGTAGACCTTGCAGGGATATATACAGCGCGTCTAACAGCAACCCTGAAGACTACACGCCTCGATTATGTCAACACGTTCGATGATGCGACTGGGTTATTCGATTCGCGTGAAGGCGAATTTGATGGCGATGTAAATGCATTCGATAACACTGACGTTGAATTGCAATTACGCCATACAGACGATGATCCAACAGGTACACCAACATGGTCATCATGGAAGCCGTTTATCGTTGGTGACTACACACATCGTGCGTTTGAGTTTCGTCTGCGCTTATCGACACAAGATACTCAGGCAACACCAGTTGTTCAGCAAGTCTCTGTCTCTGTTGATATGCAGGATCGCATTGAATCAGGTGATGATATTGCATCAGGAGCAAGTGCATACGATGTAACGTATAATTATGCCTTCAAGGAAACACCTGCAATCGGCATTGCTGCAACTTTATCAACTGGTGATTACTATGAAATTACCAATAAGTCGGCTTCAGGGTTTACAATTACGTTTAAGAACTCAAGCGGTACAGCCGTAGATAGAACATTCGACTATGTAGCGAAAGGCTACGGGAGATTAGAGGCATGAGCCAACACGATTTCAACATTGCTAACCAAGGCTTTCCGGCATTTCGGTCTGATCTGAATGATGCGTTAGGCGCGTTGGCTTCTCTTAGTTCTGGTGCATCAGAGCCATCAACCACATTTGCGAATCAGTTGTGGTACGACACAGCAAATGATCTTCTGAAGATGCGTAATGAAGCTGATGATGCTTGGATTAGCATTGCATATCTCGATCAAACATCCAATGAAGTAGAATTCCGCACAGCAGTCGTTCAGGCCATTGACAGTGCAGGATTATCACTCAAGACAGATGATGGCACAGCGAGGCTTACAATCGCTGACAGTGGTGCTGTTGACGTAATAGGTACTTTGACTGCGGCACGAGGTGTTGGTGACACAGAGACAGCAACATTATCTGCTGACAAGACGATCAACTTCTCAACGTATCAGAACTTTGTGTATACGCTTGGCGCAAACATCACATTGTCTAATCCAACCACTGAAACAGTTGGTCAGTCTGGTTTCATCGTTTTCATTCAAGACGGAACTGGCGGACGCACTGTATCGCTAGGCACAGATTACGAAACTGTCGGTGGCGCAGGACTCACTCTATCAACCACTGCATCTGCAACTGACGTTGTTCCATACGTTGTAGCGGCATCTGGACGCATCATCTTAGGCGCACCAACACTGGCGGTATCGTAATGTTTGGAAGTGACTTTCTATTATCAGGCGCAGGTGTAACTGGATTCTATCCAAAAACGATAGATCAGTCACTGCGGTTCAATGATAACGATAGTGCGTATCTGAGTCGGACTCCATCTACGGAAGGTAATCGTCAAAAATGGACTCTTTCTATGTGGGTCAAGCGTGGCAATCTTGGCACACATCAATTCCTGTTTGATGCATTCTCAGATGATAACAACAGAACTAACGCATGGTTTTGGACAGATAACAGCTTACGTTTCTTTTCACGGCAAGGCGGCACAAACGATTTAATCCTTTACACCAACCAAGTATTTCGTGACCCATCTGCATGGTATCACTTGGTATTTGTCGCTGATTTTGCTAATGGGACAAGTGGAGACAGGGCTAAAATATATGTCAATGGTCAGCGTGTCACATCGTTTAGTTCATCAACATATCCGGCAGACACAAAAGAAACTTGGCTATCGTATCAGGTTGAGCAAAAGCTAGGTGCGTCTGATGATAGTAGCGGTGTCTACGGATACTTTGATGGTTATATGGCTGAGGTCAATTTCGTCAATGATCAGGCGTTAACTGGTGATTCATTCGGTGAAACCAAATCAGGTGTGTGGATTCCCAAGGCATACTCAGGCTCTTACGGTACAAACGGCTTCTATCTCGACTTTGCTAGCCCTACTGACATTGGTAATGATGTATCAGGCAACAACAACGATTGGACATCAAACAATTTCACTGCAAGCGATGTGGTGTTGGATAGTCCGACTGATAACTTCTGTACTTGGAATCCTTTAGATAAAAACACAGCAATCACGCTGTCAGACGGCAATCTAATAGCGACTAGCGCAACTGCTGACGATGCTTTAAGAGCAAATTTTGAAATACCATCAATAGGTAAATGGTATTTTGAGATGAAAATTACAGTTAAGCCAAATAATTCAGTAGGTGTTGGAATCGCAAGAAATACGACTGATTTATACACTGGAAGTTTGGCGACTGCCGATCCAACATATTTAAGCGGGGCAAATTACAGCGCCAATGATGTGATTGGTATTGCTGTTAATGCTGATACGAAATCGGTCACATTCTATGTCAATGGTACAGAAACTGCCGCAACTGCAACTGCAACATGGAATGATGGCGATCAGTGGTTTCCATATGTGATTATGTATACGGCAAGTTCTATGTCCACACAGTTAAATTGTGGGCAATTAGGTTTTGACCAAACACCGCCAACAGACTTCAATGCACTAAGCACAGCCAACCTACCTGATCCTGTCATTGATCCGGCACAGGATAGTAGTCCTGAAGATTACTTTAATACTGTGTTGTATACGGGCGACAATACTACTAATCACGCTATTACTGGCGTTGGCTTTCAACCCGATATGGTGTGGGTAAAAGGAAGAAATGAAGCCTACTACCATCGTCTGACTAGCGTTGGATTAACGCAACCAAATTATTTAGCTACAAACGCAACTGACGCTGAAGGTTCAGGAAACAACACAATCAGTTCACTGGATAGTGATGGTTTCACAGTAGATGGAACTGGTACAGGTGGCACAAACGAAAGCGGTATTAACTATGTTGCTTGGAACTGGAAAGCCAATGGATCAGGCGTAAGCAACACTGATGGCTCCATCACTTCGACTGTCTCTGCGAATACTACATCAGGGTTTAGTGTTGTCTCGTATACTGGTAGCACTAACGAGTCAGTCGGACACGGCCTTGACCAAGCACCAGAATGTATCATTGTTAAAGATCGTGACGCTTCATCATCGTGGGCTGTCTATCATCAAGGTGTGCAAGACATTACCGCAAACGGATTCTTGGAACTTAATTCAACTGCCGCAGTACAGACTGGTAGCAACCCAAGATTCTTATCAGGAACAGCAGGAACGTCACAACCAACAAGCACTGTGTTTTATGTGAACAACTACTCAGGTTCATCAACAAACAATACAGGCAATGACTACATCGCCTACTGCTTCCATAGTGTCGAAGGCTTCAGTAAATTCGGTAGCTACGTTGGCGGATCAGACCCATTTGTCTATCTTGGATTCAGACCTGCATTTGTATGTATCAAGACCGCTAGTACAACTAACCCGTGGATCATCCAAGATGCCGCTAGGGACGCATACAACCCAAGCATAACTTGGTTACAACCAAACAGTAATACAGCCGATCAATCATCTGCGACAGGACACCCCATAGATTTCTTATCAAATGGATTTAAAATCAGAGGCAGTTCTAGTGATATTGATGGATCAGGAGTGACATACATCTACATGGCATTTGCCGAAAATCCATTTAAGTACTCAACAGCCCGCTGATAGGAGAAGATCATGGCATGGAAATATAATGACCGTATCATCCGCGTTGGGCGGTCTTGGACTGACGACAACGGTGTAAAGCATCCAACCAACTGGAACGTATGGTCTGACGAATACAAGGCTGAAATGGGTCTTGTCTGGGAAGACGAACCAGAGTCATTCGACAACCGTTTCTACTGGAGTGCGGGTAATCCTAAATCGCTCACAGATGTAGATGCGGTCGATGAAGACGGTAATCCAATCCTTGACGAAAATGGCGTACAGATCGTCACCAAAGGTCTGAAGTCACAGGCAATCGAGCAGACTAAAGTCACAGCAGGATCATTGCTTGCCCCGACTGATTGGATGGTGATTAAGGCGACTGAGGTTGCTGACTATTCTGTATCTGCTGATGTGCTGACATATCGTGCAGCAGTGCGTCAGGCTTCTAATGACATTGAAGCCAAGATCAAGGCAGTCAAATCACTGACAGCATTTATCAAGTTATACGATGCGCCAGTTGATGCCGATGGCAACATGACAGGGAATGCGCCTATCAACGATTGGCCTGATTCGATATAATCTTGTAAACCAACTGTATAGGGATCAAACCAGTGGAAATGCAAAGCCTTGTCAATGCTGTATTTGGTGCGATCCTTATGCTTTCAGGTTGGATTCTGCGGACTATTTGGGACGCAGTGAATGGCCTGAAGAAAGACATTCAAGAATTAGAAAGAAACCTTCCAGAAACTTATGTCAGGCGTGACGACTACCGTGACGATATGACAGAAGTCAAAGATATGCTGAAAGCTATATTTAATAAGCTCGACAGCAAGGCAGACAAGTGATCGATCCACTCACTGCGCTAGCCACATTTAATGCGGCCTGTGCAGTTGTCAAAGAAGCCAAAGAACACGCAGGTGACATCACTGCGATATTCAAAGGCATTGGCGATATGATGACTGCAAAACAAGCAGTCGAAAAAGCCGTTCATAGTGATCCAGAAAAAACAGACTTGGAACTCTATGCTGCACACGCGCAGATGGAGCAACAGTGGGAAGAAGTCAAAGAAATCCTGAAATGGACTGGTCACTGGGATAAGTACATGAAGTTTTGTGCAGATCGCAGAGAAGCTGAAAAGCAGAAGCATCTGGCTGAGATTAGAGTAAAACAAGCAAAGGCTAGGAAAATCAAAGAAATAGCGTTAGCATTGGCAATAGTTGTTGGAACATTGAGCGCAATCGGCATCGTGATCTGGTTGCTTTGGTTGGTGAAGAACAAAGGAGCAATTTAATGTCTCAGTTCATGGATATGATCCGACTTCCGAATTACGGACTTGGTGTTGCCAAAGGCCAATTCCAAAACATCAGTTCGATACATAAGTTTGGTGCTGTTCCAGCGATGAGCCAGAACCAGACAGGCACGATCTGGGACATCAACGATGTTACCTATCCTTGGTCAACATGGGATACAGCAGGAACAGTCAGTATTCCTGCCGTAAACGCATCAGACAACGGCAAATCAGTCGTTCTTGTTGGCTTGGACTCAGACTATGTGGAACTGGAAGAAACAATCGTAGTCAGCAGTTCTGCGGCTGTCACAAGTACCAATTCATTCAAGCGATTATTCCGCGCTTACGTTACCAATGGCTCTACCTCAAACGTAGGCGATATTAGTGTCCAGAAAGGTGGCACAAATGTGGCGCGAATCAAAGCAGGTAAAGCGCAGACCTTAATGGCTGTATATACAATCCCTGCGGGCAAGATCGGATATCTCACAAAAGGCGTATGCACTTGTCAGGCAGGTGCAGATGCGACAGGTGATATGTTTGTCCGATATTTTGGACAAGAATCATTCAGGGTTGGGCATTCGTTTGAAGTATCAGGCAGTGGCGGTAAATATGAGTATGAATTTACTGCCCCTGTGCGGATTCCCGAAAAATCAGATATTGATGTTAGGGCAAAGGTTCGATCTAACAATGCACGAATTACTGCCGCATTTGACATCATATTAGATCAGGACGATTGATATGACTTGGATTCTGTTTGTCATACTTGTGGAGGCAGACAGATACTATGTCAGCCCTAACGGTATGTATCCGACTATGGAAGACTGCTTTGAAGCACGAGATTTCTTCATGGCAACTGCACCGCAACCAAAGATCAATTATGAGGCGATCTGTGTTCAAACGGATCAATTAGGTGATGACGTATGATTGGATTAGTCACAGCTATCACGAACTTGGCAGGTACATGGGTCAGTGCCAAGGCGGAATCAACCAAGGCCACCGCAGAGGCGAAAGCCACCGCACTCAAGACAGCAGCGCAATCGACTGCGGATTGGGAAAGGATCATGGCGGAAGCGTCCAAGAACAGTTGGAAAGACGAGTGGCTGACTATCGTGTTCAGCATACCTCTGATTCTTGTTTTTATACCAAGCATGGTTTCACATATACAAGCGGGTTTCGATGCCTTGGCAACTTTGCCGACTTGGTATCATGAAATCTTAATGGTTATCGTGCTAGCGTCCTTTGGCGTGAAGGCAGGAAAAGGCATCATGGAGATGGTGAAGAAATGAGTTGGGAATCACCGTATTTCACAAGTCAGGAGATGTCATGCTCACATACTGGTATCGAAAAGATGGACGCAAGGTTTATGGAGATGCTGACAGAACTCCGTGTAGCTTATGCGAAGCCATTGCGCGTGACATCGGCATACAGAGACATCAGTCATCCAATCGAGGCCAAAAAGATCGAACGAGGCGCGACAAAGGGTGGTGCGCATACCACGGGTAAAGCAGCAGATATAGGTGTTGAACGTGGTGAGGCATACGAGGTTCTAAAGTTAGCATTAGAAATAGGGTTTACAGGTATCGGTGTAGCGCAGAAAGGATCGGGGCGGTTTCTGCACTTAGATATTTGTGAACCTGAAGACGGAATGATTCGCCCAACAGTATGGAGTTATTGAAGGAGCGAATCCAATGGGGTCACCAACAAAACTTGATCCGAAATTACTAGAGTTTTGCCGAACGGATGCACAAAGGCAAAAACTAGAAGCTGTTATTGAACTTGGTTCAATCAGTGCGGCCGCCAAAGCCTTGGATATGCATCACACAACAATCAGTGAAGCAGTCCAGAAAGTGAAGAAACACGCAGAACAGCGTGGTTATTCACCAGACCACGATCTCATCCATGTCCTACCTGAAACATTAAAGCTACGCGGCACATCTACCCTGTATCACAAAGAGAAGGGAATGATGATGCAGTGGGTTAAAACCCGCGCAGATGAAGAAGCACAAGCAATAGCAGTATTAGAAGGTATCAAAGATGCGTTACGCGATTACGATGGATTATCAAAGCCTATCAAGCACCTTGGTGTCAGTGAAGAAAAAGTGCTTACGGCATATGTTATGGGCGATGCTCACTTTGGATTACTTACGCATCAAGATGAAACTAAAGTTGCTGATTTTGATTCGCAAGTGGCATACGAAGTCATGCAAGGTGCTATTGACTACCTTGTCAATTCTGCTCCGCCAAGTAAGGAAGCTCTGTTCGTAAACGTAGGTGATGCATTACACGTTGACTCACGGTCTAACAAAACGCCACAGTCAGGTCATCACCTCGATGCGGACTCAAGGTATTACCGGATCATCAAAGTCTTTGTGTGGGCGATGATACACGGCATTAACCGTATTCTTGAGAAGCACGAAACAGTCACAGTGGTGAACGCGGCAGGTAATCACGATCAGGATTCTACGCATTGGATTCAGTTGGCGTTGTCGATGTACTACTCAAACAACGATAACGTAAATGTGATAATTGATCCGTCTAAATATCACAAATATGTGTTTGGAAAGTGCCTGATCGGTGTAACGCATGGTGACGGACAGAAGATGGAAAACCTGCCTAATGTCATGGCTAGTCTATGGCCGCAAGACTGGGGTAATACAACATACCGCCATTGGTTGACAGGACACATTCATCATCAGGTCTTGAAAGAGGTCAACGGCTGTAAGATCGAATCATTCAACACGTTAGCACCTTCTGACAGCTACGCATCATCTCACGGATGGTTTGCGGCTAGAGAAATGCACAGCATGATATTCGACAAAGAATATGGACTGATTGCGCGTAACGTATGTCCAGTTGGGTTGGCACATTCGTAACATTTTGGTATAAAGATTTCGAGATACCCTTATCTCACTTCCGACTACTACCCCATTAGGCCACACGGATGTGGCCTTTTTTTATTAGACTAATGTCTAATACAGATAATTTTCACGATCCGTAAAATGTGCAATATAGAAATTCACAACGCATCTACGGAGGTGCTTATGTCTAACCAATCTTTTTCTCACTTTGAAGTCAAAGGACTGCGTTCGCAGTTTGATGGCTCAATCTACGCTTGGCAGGTTCGCGGAGTTGCCAAGCAACCATCGCCTTGGCGAGCAACTGTGGTAGCTGAGTTTGCCACAGAAGCAGAGGCCAAAGCGCATCTGCAAACACTGAAAGCCGCTTAACAGCGGTTTTCTTTTGCAACAAAAAAGCACAAAGGTTATTATCTAGTTGTTCATTAAAGGAGCGAATCAATGAACCAATCAGAAAGCATTGCAAAGTTGTCAGCGGCATTTGCCAAGGCACAAGCAGAAATGTCCGGTGCTGTGAAAGACAGTGCTAATCCATTCTTCAAGTCTAAGTATGCCGATCTGGAATCGGTCATTAAGGCAATCAAAGAACCATTTGCTAAATACGGCCTGAGCTACACGCAGTTGCCATATACCGATGAGAAAGGTATCGGTGTGACTACTCGCGTTATGCATGAGTCAGGCGAATGGCTTGAATCTACATTTACGTTGCCAATGACGAAACTCGATCCGCAAGCCGCTGGATCGGCAATCACATATGCGCGTAGATACGCACTTCAGGCAATGGCCGGAATACCTGCTGTCGATGACGATGCAGAAAGTGCTATGGGGCGCACACAGAAGCCCGTAGGCGGACGAATCACACGCAAGCAAGCACAGACACTACATGAGCTATTAGCATCGACTGAGGCCGATGTAAGTAAGTTCTGCGCAGTGTTTAACTGTTCTGATGTGGATTCAATGGAGGCTAGTTACTATGACAAGGCACTCGCAATGCTTCAGAAGAAGGCTTCAAATAATGCTAAGTGATGTATCAACAGCAATCCTGTTTATGGAATTGCATCGTAGACTGGCGAGCCATTCGGTTGGTCAGTCTATTGACCAGTTTTTTGCTGACGTAGAGCAAGCAAGCCCACAGGCATTTAGCCAGTTGGACGTAGCGGCACACAGTGCCTTTATTGCTCACGCGCAAGTCGTCTTACAAAGGATCGCAGACAATGAAGATTCTTGAGATGGAACAGGGTACACCTGAATGGCTACAAGCGCGTTTGGGCTGTCCTAGCGGCTCTGGGTTTTCCAAGATCATTACAGCGAGTGGTACGCCTTCATCATCGGCAGAATCGTACATTAACGATCTGATTGCTGAGTTGGTCACTGGCGAAACAACATACTTCCCTAAGACTGAATGGATGGAACGTGGCACAGAATTAGAGCCATTTGCTCGCATGAACTACGAACTTGAATATGACGTAGAAGTGCAGGAAGTTGGTTTCTGTATGCACGATTCTTTGAGATGCGGTGTGTCACCTGATGGCCTAGTAGGTGATAAAGGTGGGATCGAGATCAAAGCGCCCAAGCCAAGTACGCACGTTAAGTATTTGCGTAGTGGGAAACTGCCCAGTGAATACAAGGCGCAAGTTATGGGTTGTCTATGGATTACAGGACGCGAGTGGTGGGACTTTATGTCATACCATCCGCAAATGCCGAATCTGATTGTTCGTGTACATCGTGATGAGACGTACATCGAGCAACTGGAGCGTCTGGTGACTCATGCTTGCCAGATTATTGAGAAAGAAGTAGCGGAAATTAAGGAGAAGCTATGAGCGAATATGACAACAATCTGCGTGGCGCACTGTTCAAGAACAACAAGCGCACAAATGAGAAGCAGCCTGAATATACAGGCAACTGCGAAATCAATGGAGTTGAATACTGGGTATCCGCTTGGGTACGCGAGTCAGCGAACGGCAATAAGTTCTTCTCAATGGCTTACACGCCTAAAGAGCAGAATGTAGTGCAATCTGCACCACAAGCCGTAACATCCAATGTTACAGCAGATGTGAATGACGCAATTCCATTCTAGTGATAAAAAAGCCCGCGTGAAGCGGGCTACCACTGGAGCGATAGTGGTGAGGCTAGTATAGCATTGAGGCTTGCGATGGATAAGACTTCATACAAACTAACCGATGAAGATGTAGATCATATCTGCGAATTGTTGGTTGAACAGGAACGGCTCAAGACTGAATGGCGTAAGGTATCGAACCCATCTCTTGCAGATAAGTTTGGTGTCACGACTTCAACGATTGAGTACATTAAGCGAAACAAACTCAGGAAGTACGCGAAATGACAGTAGTTCACGGCTCATTCAAGCAGAACCACTTGCAGGAACTTGCATTGGATATTCTCGATTGCATTAACGAGATGGGTGCTGAACGCAACCTGTCTGTACCTGAAACGCTAGGTGTCTTAGAACTGGTTAAAGTCCAGATTATCGATGACGCTAAAGAAATGGAGTATGACGATGAGTAAAAACTTTCACGATCTCGACAAGATCAAACGTCACCTGAGAATGGCTGACTTGAAATTATCGATGGAAAACCTGAAAGAATGTAAGGCCGAAATTGAGTCGGCTGTATCAATCATTGATATGCTGGAGAAAGCAAATGGCAAACATGACGAAACGCCAAAGCCTAGTCGGAAAAGGCGACAGGCCACGCAAAGTGAATCAGAAGAAATTCTCAGATAACTATGAAAGGATATTCAGTGGAAAAGCCAAACAACCATTGGAGACACCATTGGAAAAGAAAGATTGATCCTGAAGATGTAGCTCTGATTCGCCAGTTGCGTGATGAAGGGCTACAACTCCAAGAGATCGCAGAAAAGTTTGAGATCACCAAGTCTCATGTTTGCAAGATTGTGAACATGAAAACATGGACGCACATCGTATGAAGCGCAGAAAAGTGTTAAGAAAACTAAAAAAAACGTACATAAAAATGTTAAGACGTTATGCGCTTGGACACATGATGAAAGCGCGTCAGTTAGAAGACAAGGCGATGCTGCTTGAATTAAAACTCAGAGATAGCGAGTAATTGTACGAATTATGTCGTACAAAAAGAAGCAGATGAGTTGCTTGAGAAACATTAAAGTTGCTTATTTCACTTTAGACTACAAGCTACAAATCGGGAATGTAATCCCTGATTTACAGGAATAATGGTAATGCAATCCCATTACCCGATGTATATACATTGTGTATACACAAGGAGCGAACATGAAAGATTCAGAGAAATTCGTTATCACGCATGAAGGCGCACTCGATAACGCCTATCAGATAATGAAGCATATGCTGTCTGAGAATGGATGGCTGAAGATCGAATGTAAGGCAGGAAACCGAACGTTAAGCCAGAACGCTTTGTATTGGGTCTGGATCGCACAGATCACAGATGAACTGAACAGACGTAATCAGTCAGACTTTACGACTGAAGAAATCCATCTGCGCATGAAGCATGATTTTCTTGGTTACGATGAACCTAAGACAATCGGCACGAGCCAAATACCTGCTCAACTTAAGTCCACAGCAAAGTTATCAAAAGGTGATATGTTTGCGTACATGGAACGGATTGATATGTTCTGGGCAGAACGTGGCGTACTCCTAGTCACTCCTGATGACTCTGTGTATGCACAACTGAAGGAGAAGCAAAATGCCTAAACGTGAAGCAACCGTGACCATAGAAATGGGTTTTGCAGGTGGTAGGCATGGTGATGTGCATATTAAGTATGGCACTGTACTGCAACCAAGAGAAATTGACATTCTGATTTTCGCAAAGACACTGATTGACCAAAAGATCAGGAATATTCACAAAGATGAAATCCGTAACCAGACGCTGCTCTAACTGTCGCAAGAAAGTCCCTGCAAGCGAGGTGTTCGTATCTCGCTTTAAGGCATTCTGTGGCTATGAGTGTCTCAAGGAATACACAGAGAAGAACGCAGATAAACTGGCTGATAAAACACGCAAGCAGAAACGCCAAGAAGATCGCGTAAAGAAAGAAAAGCTGAAGACAAAAGGCCAGTGGACGAAAGAAGCGCAAGCAGCAGTCAACGCATACGTTCGATGGCGTGATCGAAACAAGAATTGTATTTCATGCAACACATCACTGAAGTCTGAATCGTTAGGTGGTGGCTATGACGCAGGGCATTACAGATCACGAGGCAGTGCGCCACATCTGAGATTCCGTCTGGATAACATCCACGGTCAATGCAAAAAGTGTAACCGTTATCTGTCAGGCAACATCGATAAGTTCAGAGTCGGCATCGTCTGGCGTTACGGACAAGAGTTCTTAGATCGCATCGAGACAGACAACACGCCAAAGAATTACAGCATTGATGACCTCAAGCGCATCAAACGCATATTCACAAAGAAACTTAGACTAAGGTCTAATACATCAGAGTAAAATAACGCATTAGTATCGGCCTTGTAGTCAATTAGGAGATACGAAATGCAAAACACTCAAATTGTTGAAACAAAAATGGATCACGCAAAGCAAACATTGCACCATGCGGCTAGTTATTTAGCTTGCGCAGGTTCAAATGATTCTAAGAAATTAGATGATGTTTATCGTTTGATTTGGCAAGCTATTGACCTGATAAATGAAGCTAAACAGGATGAGGCCGCATAAGCGGCTTCTGGAGTTTGTATGCAACACATGGTTTCCACATTCATTACATCAATCGATGACTTCATCACAGCTGAGACGCATACCTGCATTTGGCTATATGCCAAGGCAACGTATAACGATCCAGAAGAACTCGATCTAGTGTCAGTTGACGGCATGGACAAGAGTATCTGTCCGCCAGACTTGTGGAAGGCCGCATTGAGCGAATATCCTGACAATCTTGAACCGTTATCGGAGTATGACTGATGAGCTACGATTTTGAAGCTGCGATGCACTGCTTGGAATGTGGTTATGATTTCTTTATGGACTTAGACGAAAAACCTGTCTGTCCAAAATGCCAAGGCGTTAAGTTAATCGAACAAGAAGTTGACGAACCTGACCCAGAAGCGTAAATTAAAAAAATGTTCCGGACGGAAGTTGGTAGCTTCCTAGCAGACCGGACTGAAGAAACGAGAAAAACCCGTGACCGCACTCCGGAACACGGTACAAAGTATAACAATCAGTTAGCTTTGTGACCACTTTTTCTCCTTTAGTCATCTCTGTCCTGAACACGGCAAGTCGTGCAGGTGTCATGTATCAGTCTCACAGCACGTTAAAAAAGTTGGGTCTTTGTGAATCTTGTCGTTAGCGTTATGAGTGGCGATCTTCTGAACCTATATTGGGAAACCTTGGGTGGAACATAGATCGCGGGATTGGACGCGCAGAGGCGGTTGATGAATCGTAACCAATCCAGTGCAAGCCTCATCAGGTGATTGCATCCCAAGTGTGACGACAGGCTAGTCCGAATTGGCACAAGGGTACTCACTTTAACTTGCTCAAGCGGGTTAGGGTGAGTATTGCCCAAAGAAACTCAAGGCTGAACCGATTGGCACAAACAAAGGTAGTAGATATGGATTGCCCTAAAGGAAGCATACTCAAAGAAGCACAGCATGAGGTAAAGACACTGGATAAGGCAAAAGATTGGTTTGCAGGTGTTCAGAACTACGATTTACCGATACGAATTACTCAGCGTACTGCGGAAAACGGCAGATGCATGATTACGGTGTTTGATAATAACGGTAAGAAAATCCACCAACGTGGATAGGAGCGAACATGATTAACATTTATCGAGTTGAGTACATGGGAACTTATGTCGGATATTTCCGCGCAATGAGTCCAAATGATGCTATCAATCAGGCTTACATGAAAACTGGTTCTGCATCACGTTACACAGGCAGAGCAAGAGATAATTATAAAGCGATTCTGGAGTTGAGATGATTGAACTAACACCAAGTGAAGTGTTGCTTGCTGCTCAGATCGGAGCTAGAAGGCACATCAGCGCAAAATTCAATGATCGTGGTGATCCGATTGGACTGTCTAACGGTTGGGAAAACAACATTGAAGGTGCTTGTGCTGAACTTGCGTTCGCCAAGAGCATGAATCTGTATTTTGATCCTAACCTTGGTAAGTTTGGTGAGCCTGACGTAGCTGATTGGCATATTAGGTCAACCAAGCATGAAAATGGCGATTTATGCATCCATCCTAACGAAATGACAGGGAAATATGTTTTACTTGTCGGTCAATTCAATCGATGGGAAATCAGAGGCTGGATTGATGCAGAAGACGGAAGACAGGAACGGTTTTATAAAACAAAACGCAAAGACCGCCCTGTTAAGTGTTATTGGATACCACAGGAAGAACTCAATCAATGGAACTAAGGCCACATCAAGAAAAGGCCGTTCAGATGCTAAGGGAATCTCTGGCTAGAGGTAACAAAAGACCACTTCTAGCCGCGCCTTGCTCATTCGGCAAGACGATCACAGCCGCTTACATCCTGAATGAAGCCTACAAGAAAGGGAATCGAGGTTTGTTTATCGCAGACCGCGTAAAGCTGATTCAGCAGACAGTTGATTCATTTACGAATCACAAGATGCCTATCGGAGTCATGCAGGGATCACATGAGATGAATGATCCATCTAAACCAATTCAGATTGCGTCAGTGCAGACGTTAGCTCGCAGGAAATGGTGGCATTTAGAGCCAAGCGTAGTCATTGTTGATGAGTGCCATGTACACTACGATACAGTCACTAAAATGATGGAGGCTTTCAGTAATGTCCCATTCATCGGACTCAGTGCCACACCTTATTCAAGAGGTCTGGGAAACCACTATGACGATCTCATTCTACCGATCACTCCACGCGGGCTTCTGGACAAAGGATATCTCTGCCCAATCCACTATTACGGTGGTAAACGTCCTGACTTATCTGGTGTTAGAAGAAGACGAATCAGAACTGGCGGATCAGATTATGATGACGATTCACTAGGTAAGGTCTATGAAAACGACAAGGCACTTGCAGGTGACATCATCTACAACTGGATGCAACATGGCGAAAACAGCCAGACAATCGCGTTCAGCCCATCGATCAAGCACAGTAAATTCCTAGTTGAGAAGTTCAATCTCGCAGGTATTCCGGCTGTCCATATTGACGGTTACATGGACGATGAAGAACGCCAGATCATCTATGAGGCGCATGATCGAGGCGAGTACAAGATTCTCAGTTGCTCACGGTTGCTTAACACAGGCTATGACGCACCATCTGTCAAATGCTTGATTGATTGCTTCCCTACGGCTTCTAAAATTGCCCTGTGCCAAAGATATGGCCGTGTACAGCGTACATTTGAAGGCAAAGAATACGCAATCATCCTAGACCATGCTGGAAACTGTCAGAGACACGGATTTGTGGAAGATATCGTGCCTGATTCGCTAGACGATGGATCGCAACGGTTCGATGAGCGCAACCAGATCAAGAAAGAGAAGAAAGAGCCAAAGGTTAAAGAATGCCCACAATGCACACGCCAGTTCATCGGCATCAAGTGTGACTGTGGTTATGAGATACCGTGGACGCAACAGATCGTCACGGATGACCAGATACTAACCAAGCTAAACAATAACAATTATTCACAAGAACGGAAGGCTGAGTGGTTAGGCGAGTTATACTTGTATGCCGCCAAGAAAGGAAAAACAGAAGGGTGGGCTAATCACAAATACAAAGAGAAATTCAAAGAATGGCCTCAAGTAAGGCCGATTTTAGCAAAAGCCGTGTCTGACGAAGTGTCTAACTGGATCAAACACCAAAACATCAAATACGCTAAAGGGAAGTACAAATATGAGTCTAGAAAATATTCTGCGGAAGTTGGATAAGGTTAAGAAATCACATCGTGGCTACCAAGCCTGTTGTCCAGTTCACAACGACAAGAACCCAAGCATGACCATCACGGAAACAGATGATGGCAAGGTTCTGATCCATTGCTTTGCTTGCGGTGCGCGTGGGACAGATGTGGTTGAAGCAATCGGACTGCCAACTAGCGAACTATTCTCTGGCGAATACACAGGGACTTATGACCCAAAGTTCAAACTAAGATCAACAGAGCTAGAAGATAAAATGGTGATTACCTTGTACGAACAAGAGAAAGGTGCAGGTAAATACCTGACGCACAGTGACTTCAAGCGTTATAAGTTAGCCAAGGCGCGGATTGAGCAACTGGAAACTGTATAAGACCAATGTCTAATATCTTTTGTGCAGTGAACAATCCATAATTACTTACATAGGGTAGTTAATCAAAAGGAAATACAGACATGAATACAGAATTTAAAGTTGGTGATCTGGTCAACGAATACAACACCTATCACAAGAACTGGTCAACAGTTGTTTTCGAGATCACAAAGATCACTAAGTCTGGCCGTTACGCGCTAGCTTATCGCAAAGCAGATGGAACGCTACGCAACGAAGGTCGAGCAGTTCAAGGAAAAATTTTGAGAAAGGCCGCATAAGCGGTCTTTTCTTTAGGAGCGAATCATGGAATCAATGGCACTTTTCTTAATCTTCTTTGTAGCGATCATTGCTACGTTCTTCTTGTCAGCAGGTATCAACATTCTGCTTATCAAGTTCTTTGGTGTTAGCATTTACCCACGAGACTTCTTCAAATCGGAGAAAGATACATGGTCAAAGTGGTAACAGATAAATGCCCGCACTGCGGAGTTAAGCTGTCAGATTATAAGTGGTGTAAGTCATGTGGCGATATCACGCATCTGGACGAATACTTGGACGATCAACTGGATAAAGTAAATGCGAAAATTTACCGATCCGCTAAACGCTTTGGATTACGCAAAAACCCTTCTGCATCGTAGACGATTTATCATTAAAAGGCGGCCTGACTATTACACAGACAGCCTTCAGATCGTCCGGTACAAGCAAGAATTCTGGGTATGCAACCCAATCAGCAAAAAGCCAAGCTATCTGATGTACGGCATAGATAAAAAGCCAAAGTATGGAAAGGTAATTGCTGAAATCTACTATAAACATGAATCGTGATATAATTAGCTCTACTGGACGGACAGGTAATTCCGGTGGAGCTAAACACGATGTCAGATTCGGTCAATCATCCTAGTCATTATTGCCAAGGCACTATTGAGTGCATAGACGCAATGAAAGCCTGTTCATCAAGGGAAGAATTCCTTGGTTACCTACGGCTAACTCACATGAAATACAACTGGCGTGTAAACAGTAAACACGACAATCCAGTCGAATGTGCAGAGAAAGCCAAATGGTTCTGGGACAGATATGTGCAGGAGTTAAAGAATGGCTGATCTAAAAGTCGTATATTGCGACCCGTCCGATATTATTCCTTACGCAATGAACAGCCGTACACATAGTGACGAACAAGTCGCACAAGTGGCGGCAAGCATTAAAGAATTTGGTTTTACTAATCCAATATTGATTGACGAGCAAAATGTAATCATTGCAGGTCATGGACGCTTAATGGCGGCTAAAAAATTAGGCCTTTCCCAAGTGCCTACGATCCAACTGAAAGGATTAACAGAAGCACAGCGTAAAGCCTATGTGATCGCAGATAACAAACTTGCATTGAACGCAGGTTGGGACGATCAAGCATTACAGGCAGAGCTAGAACGCTTACAAGAGTTAGACTTTGATCTGGAACTAACAGGTTTTGACGCTGACGAACTTGCTAGATTGTTTGATGATGAAGAAATTGAGCCAGAAGAACAAAATTACGCAGAAATTTTTAATGTGATTGTGGAATGCTCGGACGAACAACAACAAGAAAAAGTCTTCAATCAACTTGATAGGGATGGATACAAATGCCGTGTTCAGAGTTTGTAGTTGAGTCTCACGCAAGTAAATCGTTCAAAGCTAATAAAGTTAAGTCTATGTTCGATTGCGACATTGATGTAGTCACTAAGAAATTCAACGTCAATATTCCGATTGAAGATCAATCATGGAATATCGGTCTGATTGTTGGTGCATCTGGCACTGGTAAGACTACAATCGCAAAGCATTTATTTAAAGATTATGAGTTATTTCAAGGATTCGATTGGTCTGATAATTCAATAATTGATGATTTCGGTGACGAATATTCCGCAAAGCAGATTACAGAAGTATTGTCTAAAGTTGGTTTTGCGTCTCCACCAGATTGGTTAAAGCCGTTTAGCGTGTTGTCTAACGGTCAAAAGATGCGAGCAGAACTTGCGAGATTGATTTTAAGCAGTAGCAAACCGTTCATTTACGATGAATTTACATCTGTCGTTGATAGACAGGTTGCTCAGATCGGCTCATCAGCAATACAGAAATTTATACGAAAGCAAGATAAGCAGTTTATTGCTGTGAGTTGTCATTATGACATTGAGCAGTGGCTAGAGCCTGATTGGGTTTATGACTGTAACGAGATGAAATTTTATCGGAGGTCACTTAGGCGACCAGAAATTGAATGTTCAATTAGAGAAGCCAAGCAAAACGAGTGGAAGCAGTTCATGGACTTTCATTATTTGAGCCACGAACATAACAATGCAGCGCATAAGTATATATGCGAAATCAATGGACATCCTGTTGCTTGGTGTAGCGTCTTACATTTTCCACATCCTAAAGTGAAGAATATGAAACGAATACACAGAATAGTTGTCAAACCTGACTATCAAGGGATTGGACTAGGTAATCGCTTTATGTCTGAGATTGCATCAAAATATAAGCGGGATGGGTACAGAATGACACTAGTCACAAGTTCACCTGCTTTTATACATGGTCTGCAAGCGACAAAAAATTGGGTTATGACTCGTAAGCCATCTAGAGTAGGAGAATCTAAAGGTGTGCTTTCTGGTAGTGTTTCAGAAGCAAGACTGACAGCTACTTTTGAATATACGGAGAAACATCATGGCTAAAAACGGCAGGCAAGGTGAAGGTGGCGGCAGACCTCCTGTCGTATTCGATGATGCCAAGGTTGCACAGGTAGAAGCACTTGCGGCTGTACT